CAGAGTAAATCCAGTTACGGATGGCGATGTACCTGTAACAGCAGAAACAGTATAGATGCTGCCCGTCGCATATCCAGAAATAGTACCAGTTCCACCTAGTGTACCAGTAATACGAATACGATCACCAGCTGCTAGAGTAGTTGCGGTGCAAGTAAACTGACCGCCAGTTCCAGAGATAGCAACACCAGCAAGTGCGGTACGACCAGCAGCAGCAGAGGCAGAAGCAGCCAAACGGAACAGACCAGTTGTAAACCCTAGAGCAGAAACAAAGTATGAAGTTCCGTTTACTAAACCAGTAACAGCAGTACCACCATTATGATAATACTTAATTTCTTCACCAGAAACTAAACCGTGAGTAGCATAAGTAAACTTCTCTTCAGCAATAGTAACAGCAGATGTAGGCACAGTTCTGCGTGGAACTGAAAGATTTACAGTAGGAGCAGTTTCATATGAAGAACCATTGTCTGTTACAGTGATTGCAGTAACTACGCCACCAGAGATGGTCGCTGTTGCCTCAGCATCAGCACCACCACCACCTGAGAAACCAACAGCAGGGGTTTCAAGGTAACGTGTACCACCTTGGATTAGAGCAACCGCTGAAATGTAACCACCCGATTGGTCGCCATGAATTTCGCTGCTTCTTACACCAAAAACTTGTGTCGATTCAAAGTCAGTTGATCCAACAGAGGCAACGAAAGTTGGTTTTTCGTGGGCTCTATATGTTTGACCAGAGAATGTAGTCAGAGTTGTTCCTGGATTTGCATTGATAACAGTCGCCACTGTTTCACTAGCAACGGCGATTACAATCATTTCCTGAGTACCAACACGAACGATATCATTAACAAGAAGAAGATCCGTCACGAACAAGGTGTCTGTACCTGTTAGAGTTCCGCGACCGTAATCTAGACTTAGTGTGAAAGTGTGTGAAGCACCTGAACCATCTGTCGAGGCGATTACTGTTGGATTATTATGTAGTGCCTGTGCTTCAGTAGCAGCAACCATGAAAGTATCTGTAGTAACATTAGTTACGTAGTATGTGCTGCCAGATGTCAGACCTACAACAGAAGTTCCTCCACCGTTTGCATATGCAACAGGATCGCCTAGTTGAAATGGATGGCCTGACGAATTATAAACGCCGGCAGCATGACCTGTGGCGCCATTGAATGTGATAGCAGGTGCAGTAAGAGTTACTGTACCCGACACTGATTTACTATCTGCTTTACCCCATGCGGACATTAGTTGTCTCCCTTTTTATATTCTTGATCTACAAAGTTAAAAAATTGTTTGCGTTTTTCTTCATCAAGTTCCGAGGGAGACTTGATACCATACTGTGTAAGTGCTGCGTCAAATGTGGTCTTATAAGATTCATTCATCTGTGTGAAGGCAGCGATATCAGCCAGTGCTTCGCCGCGGCGAGATTCCTTTGCAAGAATTTTACGGCCAGCACGGATACGACTATTTAAACGGTTTCCATACTTTCTCATACTATCCAGGTCATTAACATTTGCAACGACTTCACCCGGTTTAGTCTTTGCCTTATCCATATAAGATTGAAGTTTACCCTTTGAAAGTTCATCGATTGTTTCGACTTCTTCTTTCACACCAGCATTCATTTTTTTAGCATGAGCATGTGCAGCCTTGTGCTGGTCAGGAGATGTTTGCTTTGATTGGGTGTCTCCATAAGGAAACGACTTGACCACCTTTGATGTCATCAATGCCTGACCCATCGCATCTTTTTTCCCAGTAGGAATTTTTTTGTTCACATGATGTGCGTTATTGGCTGTGTGAACGAAATATGTTGCTTCTTCCAGATCGACTTCCTCAGTGCGAGAGTTTTTCAAATCGGCGGCGCTAGGTGCACCTTCTGAACCAGGCTTGCGCATACGTTCACCAGATCCTGATTTAATGCGCTTACGCTTTGCATGAATGTTATCCCAGAGGCCGCGCTTCTCTTCGACTGGCTCGGCTTCTTCATTCTTCTGGGTATTCATTGCCTTCTTAGCAAGATGTTTGGCAACGTTCTTTACCTTATTGCCGTATTCGTCTTTGCGCTCTCCGGCTTTTTTATATGGACCTTCAAACGGCATTTTTTCTTCATTCATTTCGCTTTGGAGATAGTTCGCTGCGGTTGAGATATAGTCTTCTGCTAGGGTAATCTTTGATTGAACCCACTCAGGAAGATTTGTATCTTCGCTCATCGAATCATGCATACGTTGCGAGTTAGCAATGATTGACTTTAGTTGGGACATAGCCATGTCACCTTCATAGTCATACTCTTGCTTCTCTTTAGCTTCGGTTGCATACGATTTAGCACCAACTCTGGCCTTATTAAAGATAGAATCATCACCCAGAACGATGAACATCATGGAATTTAAGAAGTTTGCCATGATGTCGCGCTCGGCGCCTTGAAGTGGATAACCACCTTGTATCTTAGTAATAGCTTTGCGCAATAGAGGAATAGTATTCGATGGCATTAGTCCAGCACGGACTAGTTGCTGCAAACGCATATCCAAATCTACTGACTCTGCCATTACAGTGTCTTTAATTGTTTGTTCGAGTGACATTAGTATCTCCTTATCCTCTATATTTATCACTTAGAGGATGCACGGATCATCCAACCGTGTTTTGCATGAACATCTAATCTCTCTTCGAGTAAGTTCAATAAGCCTCTATTATTTTCCGCGTCTGCCAATTTATGAGCCGAATTAAGTGCTTCAATCACAGAGGCATTTGCGTCATTAAGGTCAGATAACATACCAGATACATCTACACCATAGATATTAGATTCTTTGATAGTAGTAATAGAAGCAAGTTCTGTCATATTATATGGCGCATATTCATCCAAAGCTCTAATTTGTTCCGCCACGGTGTCTATAGCCGCAAACAGTTCTTCGTAGATGTCAGAAAAGAAATCGTGCAGCTGGGAGAAGTCTTTACCTTCTACATTCCAGTGAAAGCCATGCGCCTTAAAATACATTGCATATGTATTTGCCAGAACAATTTTAAGGGAAGTATTCAACTCATCCATATTATTTCTTCTTCGTTCTTGCGTTGGTCACGCGGCTCTGGTCACGCTTTCTTTCGCTTTGTTGTAGGCGGATTGAAAGTCTTGATACCATTGGTGCCATGCGCTTTACTTGTGCTTCGATACGTGCCTTTTCAGAGGCTGATACAGAAGATGGGTCGCGGTTACGAAGAATGCGCTTGTAAACCATTCTACGAGCGGCGCGAATTGAACGAGATTTAATTCTATCAGGTGTAGCAATACGCTTTAGCGCCATATTCTTTGCAAGATTGCGGCGAGTCTTGTTGCGCATTGCAGCAAATCTTTTCTTTAGACGACCCTGAGGAGTGATGGCTTCATCTAGTTCGCCTTCATTCTCATCTTCGTCTTCTACATCTTCGGCATCATAGTATTTACTTAGGTCTTGCCATGAAGAAGATTCAATTTCATTAGTGACATCAGCCTCAATTGCAGCCAAGTCACCCTCGGTCCATTGATTTACCGTATCGTCGGCGCTCATATCATCTAAACCAGGTAGAGGTGATAGTTGATACGGCGAAGGATAATTTGCAGGTGAGATATTGTCAGTGCAAGGTCCCATTGTCTGACCCATGGTCTCTTCTGAGATTGCTCTCATAAAATCAGCATGTGATTTGTGGGCGCGCTTGACTAGACTTTCTTTTTCGATTGAAGACTTCAACGAGTGATAGCGGTCATTGAACTTCTCTACATGGTTAGGAGCTACGTGGTGTTCTGCACCATCATAGAACTTAACCTTGGAACCAATAGAAGTGGCTTTACGAAGTTGCATAACAAGATGCTTAGGTTCTTCTGCTCTCTGGACTGCCTTTTTCTTTGCAATATCTTTCTTAGCCTTTGCGATTTTTTTCGGATCGGCAAGTGTCTTTCGTAGTTTGGCAGCAAATTCAGAACGCTTCTTGGCACCTAGGGCCGAGATTTCGTCGAGTTGTTGTTCTTGGATAGCATCACCAGAAAATGGATTCATTGCTGGAATCTTATCAGCCGCTAGACCTTCTTGTCCTGGTGTCATAGCTGCCCACTTCTTGCGAAGTTCTGGGCTACCCCATTCGTCTTCTTTACCTAGTTCTTCTTTGACAGTGCTGTTGTTTAGACGTTTTGCCATAGCACCACGAATTCGCGAGAGAGACCCGACACTGCTCTGTGGTGTTCTTGGTTTTTCAGCAGCAGGATGCATCGTAGGTTTAGCAATCGGCGGACGTTTTGGTGGCGTTTTCGGCGTATAACCATTACTAACGCTGTGTGCATTTTGGTCAATACCATACTCGTTTATCTGCTCGATTTCTTCGTTACAATTCCAGCGGCGTAGTGACATAGCCTTACGGGTTGGACGACCCTTCTCATCCTTCATAGGACCTTTCATGCCACCCATGCGGGCGCAGAATGACTTGCGACGACCAGCAGCTTCACCTTTTGGATCCAGCTTACTAGGAGGTGTAGTAACAGCCGTCTTGATACCCATGGCCTTGGCACCCTTACGAGTTAGACCAGCGCCATCTTCTGTGGCACGGTAGTGACCCTTAGAGTCTTCGCCGCGCTCTTCTGGAAGAATTGAAGACTTAGTTACCTTTGATTTGAATACAGTGTGGTCAACACCGACTCTCTTTGCTGCAACCTTATGTGCATGAGCGGTGTTCTGAGCCTTAACATGGACCGAACCAGCAGCAACAGCTTTACCAGCATGTTGTTTAGGAAAGTCTACCTTCCACATGCCATATGCTTCTTCGACTTTGTTTGAGACTTCGATGGTCTGTGCATTCAATGGCTTCTTGGCTTCATCGCCGTTTGCCGCCTTGTATGCTTTGTCCATATCTTCGTCGCTATCACTTTCTTGTGGCTTTAGACCAGCATTTGAATGGTAGCCATACTCACCTTCTTTAGGAAAGCCTTCTCTTGGATAATTATCAGCGGCTTCTTTGACATGACGACCCATGCCACTGGAATAGGTATTGAGTTCGTATGGGTGTGTGCCGCCCTTGTTGAATACTTGAACATGTACCATGTGCTTCTTGCCACTAGTATGAGTGGCTGGCATACTTACAGAGGTGGTATTACCTTCGCTTGGCTTCTTTGAGCCAACACCAACGTGCTGGAATCTATCATCGTCACTTACACTAAGACCAGCCTTTTGGTGGTGTGATAGTGCGTGATTGATTGCATCGGTATATGATTTGTGATACAGTGTGTAATCAGAACCACGAGCCTCTTTCAGTCGCGCCTTTGCTTTCTCAATAATATTAGCCATTAAAAGTATCTCCAGAAGCTAAACGTTTGCTATATTTATAACAATTACTTCTTCGATTTCTCGGAGTTGATACGGTCAACCTCAGTTTTGTTATCTGCAATCCACTTCTGTAGAGCAATCAATTGCTGGGCGTTTTGCTGGCATCTGGAGTAGTTTGTGATGATTCCGACGAGGGCCGTAGTGTCTGTAATTCCTGAGGAGGACGCATCAGAAGCTCGGGTGGGGTCGGCATCACTGGCAGTGGCACTAGAGTCGTGCGTGAACACCCAGCCGTTAGACATAACAGACTGGCTAGGAACAATGTTTTTGGCGGTATCAATGTAAACATATTCTTTCTCTCTAATTGTGTTTGTTCTATCAACATATTCAGTAACTACATTATTACTTATTTCAGCATTCTTTTTCTCAAGTTCGGCAACTTGTGTGCTTGCCTTAGCAGCAAATCTTTGTAGTTCTGCTTCGGCGTAGGCAGAGCCCTTCATATATCCATATAGGAATACACCAAGTATTAAAGCAGCGCCTGCTAGTAACTTATATGGGAGAGGGATCATACCAAACATATTTAATTCCTTATTCTTCTTCTGACTTCTTTGTTGGTTTCTTAGGCGCAAACTTTTCTACACCAGTAATACCAAGAGTGCCGATAACAATATACATTACACCGTTGAAGATAAACTCTTCAATGGTGAAGTCCCAGAATAGATTAGCAATGTAGCCAATGGCAATAAGTAGTGTAGCAACAACTGCTACCATACGTTTAGAAGATGGATTACCATTTTCTGACATCATATCTTTGATATATGTTAGAAATTTGCCCATGTTAGAGTCCTAGAAACGTTTTGAAGGACAAGGCTTCATGGAGGCCCATGCCACGGCGAACATCTTTATAGAGTTCGCTCTTATGCTTTGTGGACATTGCACTAGGTGCCATCTTATGAAATTCTTTTTCGTTACCAGCGGCTGCATGTTGGCGCATCTTGGTACCAGAAGCGCCTGCTACACCTGTGTCAGCATCCGAACGTTCTTTACCAACGGTATGAATGGTAATCTTCTTAAAGTTGTAGTGGCCGTGACGACCTTCTTTGCCATTATACTTATGCGCGAGAGCATGGAATTCATGTGCGCGGTCTGAACCAACGTGTAAGTGTAAGTGTGTAACACCTTCACTATGAAGTCTTGACATTTGGTGTAGGAGAGTGGGATGTTCTTTATCTAGAAGACGAACATTGGCACCTGGAAATGCTCTCTTAGCATGTTTCAACTTCTGTTCAGGCGTCAAAGGATTCTTTTTAGAATCGTGTGTGCCAGTAAGAACGATGGTATGTCCGTGGGTACCAGCCGTGTTACGAACTTGGTTTACAACAGCTTCATGACCCACGGTGATTGGGTTCATTCTACCTTGTGTGATATGATGATGAACGTCAGCCATTATTTGCCCTTGCTTGCTCTTAGAATTGCACTGCGCTCTCGGTTAGCTTTCGAGAAGCCTTCGCGGTCAACAACCTTCAGACCATGGGCGACATAACCTTCGCCGCCAGCGGCTGCACCATTAATATGCGTCGAGAACCCACCACCGGCGGCACGATCTAATCCTCTAGCAAGATGATTGGTCGCTTGTTGTAAATGGTGGTGAATTTGAAACGATCTTTGAAAGTGCTTTTTGCTGGCATCTACCTGCGATAGATGAGTATTCATAGTGGCAGTCTTGCGCTCTTTAGCAGCCGGAGTCTTGACGGCATCTATCAGTTTCTGGTGCGAAGTTTCTAAATGCTTCCTGTATCCTTCGACTGAAGGTTTTTCACCGCTTGTAACAGTTCTATTGATATAAGTTCTTAGATGTATTTCATGACCAGGCAGATGCTGATACGAGTGACTTTTCATCAACTTTTCTGCCGCACTCAGATGCTCTTCTGCTTGGGACTTAACTGTAGAATGAAGTTTGCGCTCTTTGTCTGATACAAGATGTTGTACCATGTGAACATCAGGATGTGATTGAAAGTGCGACATGTCCGTGATAGGATGTGCGGTTCTTTCTGGACCCTTTAGCTCCGTATGTATAGTAACACTAACCTTGGATTTCTTTAGCTTCTTCGCTTCTTCGCTACCAGCATCCGCACGATATTCAATCGTATTTGGAGTATGCGAGATGTGTGAGGTGTATTCTGATCTTCCAGAAGGTTCGCTCATATATCCGCCCTGGTATTCACCGGGCTTTTTTGGAATTACTTTACCCAGGTGGGCATGAAGTGCTTTCAGAGGACCAACAAGATATGGTTTATGGCCATGTTGCTTTTCAATATCTGCGGCAGAATAGTTGTAGTGAGAACCAGCACCCTTATACTTGACACCAATCTTACCATCAGGTGTTCGAATTACATGGAAAGACATTCTATCATCTATCTTACGAGTAGATGGTGTTTTCCCACGTGCAACACCACGCAAAGTTTCCAATGCGTGGTGTGCAGCGTCTTGACTATCAAATGATCTATCAGAGGGATGCTCTATATGAGCAATACCACCAGTGTGGGTCGCCTCAGTGATAAATTGTGTAAAGGATAACATAAGGGTCTCATCTCTATTGATTACCCTATATTTATAATACTTTCGAATCACACTCTCTCTTTTCCATCTACTATTATATAGTAGCAGATTCTGAGGAAATGTCAAGCGGTATTTTTATGCCAGTATAGCACTCAATTCTTCGGTAACATCCACTGCGGTAAGATCGATAGGAGGAAAATCGATTGCACCATTTAGATTGGCTTGGAATGTTTCAGAATTTGTAGGGGCTTCTGCAAAATAAATTTCAAATCCAGCTACAGTTTCACGAACAAATGAATCGCCACCTTCAAACATGTGGGAAACTTTATCAAGTTCTTCATTAATCATTTCAAAGGTGGGTTCACCAGTAAAATACTTGACGATATATTCTTTTGCACCAACTGTCTTCCATAATGGAAGGTCAGCACTACCAACATTTGTCCATACAAATGAGGATACTACAAGTTTAAGATTCAATTCGTCCATATTATTTCCTAAAAACTGGTGCGCCGTGCAGGACTCGAACCTGCTGCCTCAAGATTAGAAGTCTCGCGCTCTATCCAGATGAGCTAACGGCGCATAACTATTGTATACTACATTTATAACAGTTTGTCAAGTTAAAACTCAAACTTTGAAAAATCTCTTCGCTTACCAATGGTAGTATTTTCAAACACTGGAACATCGTCTTGCCCAGAGTCCATAATACCAGCCTGAGCATCATCTTCCAAGTCATACAGTTTCATCTTACCACGGTCGATACCAATCATGAAGCGTTTGTTCATACCTGGGTCGTTGTAACGATTCTTCAACTGCTTTATCATCAACTGGCCCATCTTGTCAAGTTCTTCTGTTGCGATAAGGGCAAACATCAAGTCAGCCGTAGCTGGTAGACCAAATGATTCTGAAGTATCTGTCAGTTCGACATCTGAATTGGCATAACCACTGCGGGTTGTCTGTGTAGCAGAAACGATTGGCAAATCAAACTCTACTGCCAGACCACGAAGTTCTTCTGCGATACCCTTAATGACTGTGTAAGAATTGGCACCAGACGATGCTTTGTAGCGACTAGATGCACAAATATTCAGATAGTCAATGAAGATAACATCTGGCTTGAAGTTCCGCTTCAACTGGAGTTCGTTCAACAGAGCCTTGAAATGGCCTACATGGGCGCTGGCGGTTGGATATTCTTTGACAATCAAACGACCTTCTGTCTTCGAACGAATCTTTGCAATGCGCTGGTCAAACATAGACTTAGATAGGTCTTTGAGTTCTTGAATGTTAACGTTCATCAAGTTGGCGTCAATACGTTCTGCGATACGTTCTTCTGCCATTTCAAGGGTGATATACAAAACGTTCTTGTTCTGACCCAATGCACCAGCAGCCATGTGGCACATGAACAGAGACTTACCAACACCAGTACCAGCAAGAGCAATGTTCAATGTCTTATTTGGTAGACCACCATTGGTAATCTTGTTGAACATCTCGAGGTCAAACGGCAACTTAGTTTCTGCCCGGTGATAGAAATCAAAACGGTCTTCGGCGTTATCAATGTAGTCATGTCCTACGTTGTTATCAAACCCAACTGCCAATGCATCTTGGAGAATGGAAGGAATACCATCTTGCGAATGTACCTTGTCTTCGCCATCAATGATTTGAATCGATTGCATAATGGCATTATACACCGCTCGGTCTTTGCAGAACTTTTCGGTCTGGTCTAGAAGCCACTTCTCATTGGCATCCACATCATCATCAAGTGCGGTTAGAGTTTCTGTAACGTGCTGATACTCTTTTTCATTTACCTTGCGGTCATTTTGTAGAGCAATGTTTATGGCATCGATGGTAGGAAGAGAATTATATTTGGTAACAAATTCGTTGATGTAACGATAGATTAACTTCTCGGCGTTGTCTGTAAAATATTCATCTTTAATGAATGGGATTACCTTACGCAGGTAATCCTCATCCGAAATCAACTTACTTAGGATAATAGTTTCAATTTTCTTCTGCAACATTCACATCCTCTAGTTCAAAATATTCTTCATAATCATTAGCAATCTTCATACAACAATCTTCACATACCCACTTCTCAAAAGTTAGGCCATGTTCTGAACCATGAAGACAGATTGCAGCATCTTTCTTAGGATTGATGCCGCAACCACATTCGTCACAGATTTTCGTATTCTTCTGAAACATCTTCGTCAAGAATTTCCACATTTTCACCCTCCATCATTTGTCCGCCTGCCATGCGGTATCGCTTTTCAATCCAATCACTGAATGTTGGGTCGGTCAGAACTGGCATCCAGAATTCTTTGTTGTATGTATCATTCAGGCGATGCTTCTTTTCTTCTGTTGCCAACTGGTACCAACCATTCGATGGCTTGATAACGTGGCCGCTTTCTAGTGCCATATCAAGTAGACCAGACCACTTACTGATACCACCTTGAAAGGTTACTTCGATTGGAATCTTTGACTTCTCACGAACATAACGAGACTTCTCGACGTTAATGATAAAGTTGTAACCAACTACTTCGGTGCCTTGCTTCTCTTGCTGGCGACCAATGATAAAGATATTATCGGCTGAGTAGTAGATGCCCGTACCACCAGAGACGATTGCCTTGGGGAACATACCAATTTCCATATAAGTGTGATTGACCACGACCATAGGAATGTCTTTAATGGTAAGATGTGGTGTAATCATACGGAACAAGGACTTCATCTGCTTGGCGCGGGTCATATCTGCAACCGACTTACCATCTAGGGCATCATCAACTTCTTTCTTAGAAGCAAGGTTACCCACAGAGTCAACTACAATCATGACACGGTCCTTACGTTCAAGTTCATTAACTTGCTTCATAATATCATGTTTCAATTGTTCAATGTCAGTGATGGGAGTATGAACAACCTTACCTGTATCAATGCCAAAGTTCTCAAAGTATGACTGAGGAGCACCAAACTCGGAGTCGTAAAACAAAACAATACCATCATCATACTTGTCCAAGAAACTCTTAACCAACATCATGGCGAATGCAGTCTTAAAGTGTTTAGATGGGCCAGCAAAGATGGTTAGCCCTGGTGTCAGACCACCATCTAGTTTACCAGAGAGAGCCACATTTAGTGCAGGAACAGAAGTCTGAATTAAATCTTTGGTACTAAAGAGTTTACTTTCTGATAATACATTCGTTTCTTTGATAGTAGTATTCTTTTTCAGTTTGTCAAGTAGTGCGTTCATGCGAATAGGTCCTCCAATGTTGCTTTAGGTTCAGTAGACCAGCCTAGACCGTCTACAATCATGTTAAGTGGGTCAAGAAATGCTTTCTGGAACATCATCTTATAATCTATATATCGGTGAATGTCAAGTTCTTTTGGCATTATTCCGAGAAAAGCAATACAATTTTCATGCATTGTATTAGGCTCTTTGAGATAAAGGAACTTAATCTTTTCACCCTCTTGTATTAATTCATACTTCTTGTCAAGGTTGGCTTTCTTGATCATATGGTTATACATCAGGGCACCGCGAACATGCATCGGTGTTCCCTTGCCATAAATATCAGCCGTAGATGTATACTTAGACAACCCATTTACACCTCGTGGGAATGCAATCTCTTCAGGTGTCATCTTGTAGAAGGCTTCGCGGGTTTCTTCAATGAACTTCTGTAGAGTTGCTTCGTCGGAGGTCAGGCAGAGTCTGACGGCTTCTTTGAGGCTCTTGCGGACGGGCGCAGGCGTAGACGAGCGGACGATTTCGAGACCCATGACTTTGAGTTTTGGCTCATCGTAACGGACGCCTTCGTTGTCATAGACATTAAGTGCGTACCTCTTTTTTGCAACCCAGATGCCACGTTCCGCGATTGCCTCGCGTTTGAATATAATTTTCTTCTGAAATGCATTCGTGTAGTCCGCAAGTCCATCGCAACTCTTGTTGATCGCCTCTGTGATTTTCTCTTCGCAGATTTTATCGAGAACGCCAATGAGTTTGTCGCGGTCCATATCAGGATAAAACTTACTAACAAGAGGCTCCAGGGAAATATAACAAGAATCAGTATCACTGTAGAAAGAGTAGTTGTGTCCATTTGTTCCTACGACCTTGTTGAGATATGCGTCAAGTGCCTTACCTACTTCCTGAATAATATACTGACCAGTCATAGTGATGCCTTCAGCCACTCGGGCATCATAATAACGGAAGTATTCATTACCCATGGCACCGAAGAGAGAGTTCAACTGAATCTTTCTTGCCATTTGAAAGTTGTTATACTTCGAAATGTTGTTCTTTAGTTTTTCGTCTTTAGTAAGTTCATATTCTTTCTGCGCGGCAATCATTAACTTCTTGTAGCGTTGACGGTCATCAAAGAACTTCTCTACGATTTCTGGAAACAGACCTTGCTTAGTGCGATTATAGCAATACCCATTTGAAGTCATGCAATAATCATTGTCTTTTAGGTCATCAAGGTCAAAGGTCTTATCAAGAAGGCCGCGCACGGTGGTGTCTTTGACATAACCATTTACCATGGTCTCAGGCGACATGTTATACTGCATAATGATTGACGGATACAGAGAGGTAGCATCGAAAGAAACTACCCAGTCATACTTACCGGGCTTAGGTTCTTGAACATACGCACCTTCAATGCCGCGGCCCTGTTGGTCTCTCTTCTGAGGAATGTGAATGTTCTTATCATACAGGTGATTATAGAGAAGGCAATCCCAGGTGCGAACCTGTGAGAAAACGTCATTGTAATTACACTTGGCGTCATAGGCCATCGTGAGGATAAGTTCAATCAACTTCAACTTACGTTCAAGTTCGTCCACAATTTCAACGTCTCGAACGTTGTATTCAACAAACTTCTGCCAGTCTTTAGTGTAAAACTCACGGAAACTTTCATAGGGATTTTCCAGCTTGTTCTTACCAAGTTCTACAGAAGCAATATGGTCTAGCTTGTAGGACTCTTGGTTAGAATACGTGAACTTCTTAAAGAGGTCCAGATAATCTAGAACGGCAATACCCTTCATTTCATAGGTAAACATTTCGCGACCCATGACGTTCATGTTCTTGCGCTGCACTAGACCCCAAGGAGAAAACTTCTTCTTAGTGGCATTTTCATCATTGAACAGCCGCTCTACACGGGCAATCAAGTATGCAATATCGAAAAGTTCAACGTTCCAACCAGTGATGATATCTGGATGATTATCAGAATGAAAACGGACATAAGTTTCTAGCAGGTCACGTTCATTATCACACTTGACATACAGAAACTTGTTGCCAGTGGCACGAAGGGCTGCAATTTCTTCTGAGTTTACATCATCAAATTCACCGCAACCAAAGGTAATAATCTGGCGAGAGACTAGGTCCTTGACAGTGATGAGAAGTATCTCTTCAATCGGATTATTGATATCTGGAAAGCCAAACTCGGCTCTCGTTTCGATATCGATTGTCTGAATCTTTAGAGCATTCATATCCCATTGAATTTCACCAGGAAACTTATGCGTGATATACTGGTAGCCAAAGTTTGTCTGACCATAGATAGGAAAGTTATCTACTTCACCATAGGTTTGAATAAACTCTTTGGCGTCATTATTACTTTGAAACTCAACTGGCTGAAGATTGTCGCCATACAGAGACTTATGGACACCTTCTTCTTTGCTCTTCACATAGAGAACAGGAGAGAAGTCTTCCCTACGATTGAAGCGCACACCATTATGAACACCTCGAACGAGAATCTTGGAGCCATATTGGTGTGCGCTGGTATAAAACTTCATGTAACCCTCTTTTCAATTCAAATACTACTATACTATAAAACATAACAAAAGTAAAGAGGTTTTAGTTACACCATGATGCTTTCTTTTCGCCCATATAGGCGCGGGCAAGACCAGCCTTGATTAGTTCTGTTGATAGGTCCTTGCCATTATACTTGACATAACCAAGAACACGGCCGCCAAACTTGTCCCATTCTTTTAGATCAACCTGAATAATCTGACCAGGTTTAATCACAGACTTAGTAAAGTTTGTTGCTGCTTCTCCACCAGCAGCTTCCTTAGGACACTGGGCACGTCCACCCTTTTCAGGTGTATCAACACCCAATACTCGGATTTTAATTACGGGTGGAATTGGAGCTGGCACCCATGGTGCTTCGACTTCGATTGTGTCGCCGTCCATAACTCTTGTTACCTTCCATGAATGCTCTACTGCCAGAGCTGGAGTGGCAATCAGGGCTGCGGCTAGAAATGCGGTAAATAATTTCATATGATAATCTTACTTTCTGGAATAACGATACCACTACCGAAACGAGTATTATATTCGTTCTTCATTCCAGTATCTGGTTCGAAAATAGAAACAACTGCACCAGCACGAATAGGAATATCTCCGGTCTGGGCATACGGGCAGAAGGGTGCTAGTCCAATACCAAACTGATTGTTCTGGTTAGGTACCATCATAATCAACAGAGGCTTTTGTAGGATTACAAGACCCTCAGCACTTTCATCAATGTCAGCAATGATTTCCTCACCGCTGATTAGCTTTATACATTTAATATTGGACATAGCATTCACCTTCTTAAATTATTACTTAGTTTTACCTTCTGCCAAGAATTCGGCAGCTTGTGATGGATATTCATTATCCTCATCGGTAATGTCGATCTTCTTGGCTTTCTTTTCTTCTGGAATAAATGCTTCAAGCCAAATCTTTAGCATACCATTTACCAGAGTAGAACTTTTTACTTCAACATTGTCGGCAAGAGTGAATTCACGTTTAAATCCTCGCTCGGCAATACCTTTGTAAAGGTATTCAGTATTGTCAGTGGCATCGATTTTACCACGAATACTCAACAGACCTTCTTGCAATTCAATATCAATCTCGGACTTACCGAAACCAGCAACGGCTAGTTCAATAACGTAGCGGTCTTCATCGACCTTCTTGATATTGTATGGGGGATATTTAATTGGCATCATCTGGGATGATTGGTCGGCAATATCTGCCAGCCTCTTCATAACACGGTCTGCGCCAACGAAATAACGATCCATCTGTGGGATCATTGTTGTATCAAATTTCATATTTTTGCTCCTATTAAGCGAGTTTAAAAAAGTGTGCCATCCGAAGCATGACACACTTTATTTATACTATACTTTTAGAAGAAAGTCAACTACTTTTTGCGACCGATGTTATACTTTTGAATAAGTTCCCACTCGTTCTTTTCTTTGTAAGCAATTACTTTGATTTGATTTAGAGGTGCCTTGTCCTCATGAATTTCTGGATTGAGAATGGTAATCAAACCCCAGTCCGAAAGTAAATGCGCAACAGTATTTCTACGTTGCAAGTCATTATCGCTAAAGTCCGCATCTTTACCATCTAAGGCAAAGAGTTCCTTAAAGTGGACAATGAAATACCTACCCTGCTTATGAAGGATATGGCATGACTGATAAAGAATCTTATCCTTACGAGACGCTACCCCAATACGTGAAAGAGTTTCACGAACCTTTAGAAAGTCGTCTGGATTCTCCAACTTAACTTCCAAGGGAGCATACCCAGGATAGTTAATATCAAAAAAATCTTCGCTCATTTTCTACCACCTTTATACAATTTCTCTTTTATTGTTTTCTTTTGTTCTTCGGAGAGAATTGTAAGAGCTTGACTAGCTTTTTCATTACTATAGCCATAATACTCCTTGATCATCTCAACTTCGGCATCGTCTTCAATTTTGATCCATTTATCAAAACGCTTTCTAGACCTAATTGTATTTATAAGAAAAGTATTTTGCAGAGCTTTATCAAGGTGTGGGCGGCAGTTCATCTCGTTGGCTGGAATGACAGTATCAGCACTGAAACTCAGTCCACGATTGATGATCCAAGGGTTGTATTGCTTCTCTGACCACTCATCTACTATGAGATTAGTCTTCTTGTGGTTAATATCGTTGATGAAATCAAAGGGAGAAATCTTGGCTTTTTTCTCCACATAATCTTCTGGCTTGTATTCTACCTTTGGATCACCAAGGCCCTCTAGAATACCGTCCATTACTTCCACTCCACTCCAGCCATAATCTCAACCAGACAGGCTACGAGATTGATTTCTTGGTTGGTGGCGAAAGCAGACTTGTATTGATAGTCGGCCAGCAGAACGATAAGAGCCGCAGGATACTTAACATCATCAAGAAGGGTATCATAAATCTTACGGAAAATGATGCCAGCATCGTTGTCGATATTATCTACAACCCACTGACGGACTTTCTTGAAGTCCTTACCACGAAGGGCATCAACCAGTTCTTTCATATTGATTTCTTGGACATTGGCCAAGATACCAGCATCGATAGTACCACTTACACTGTAACGCTGTAGTTCATTAAGAACACGGCGATAATCAGGGAAGTGCTTCTTGAGGACTTCGGCAACAACCTTGTCATCATACTGCACACTCTCGGCTTCAAGAATATCACCAAGACGTTTCATAAAACGTCCAGCCATCTTTGGTCTATCGGCCTTAGTCAGCTTGAATTCAATCACCGCAGTTCGACTATGCAGAGGTGCAATGATACGGTTCTTGAAGTTACAGGTAAAGATGAAGCGGCAGTTGTTGGCAAACTCTTCAATGAAGGCACGAAGGGCTGGCTGAGTGGAATTTGGATTCAGGTAATCGGCTTCGTCTAGAATAACAACCTTAGTCTTGCCGCTAAACGAGACAGAGGATGCAAACTCACGAATCTTGGTACGGAGAACATCAATACCAGATTCTTCTGAACCGTTAATAACGATATAATCACAACCCAATTCTTCACAAATGGCTCGGGCGATAGTAGTCTTACCTACACCAGCCGAGCCACACAGGAGCATATTGGGAATCTCACCAGTTGCCACAAACTGGCGAAAGGTATTCAGTTGTTCATCGGGAAGGATACAATCGTCCAGCTTACGAGGACGATACTTCTCAACCCAGAGGAAGTCTTCACGCATAATGATTCTCCATAATAAAATAAAATGTCCGTCGCGATGTGTAAGGGCATCCACGGACTCTGGCTTAGTGACCAGTATTCACTATATCAGTTGTTGCGCAACCAGTCAAGAATATTTTCGGGTGAAGTTACACCATAAGGATCATCCGCGCAGTTGTCCTCAACTACATCACCTTCAATGAACCACTTCTCAATCTGACCGTTATTCACCACAACAGCATATCGCCATGAACGTTCACCAAAGCCAAGATTGTCCTTCTGGACATTCATTCTCATCTTACGAGTGAACTTACCAGAACCATCAGGAATCATCTTAACCTTCTTGATCTTCTGATCTTTCGCCCAGCAATTCATGACAAAGGAATCATTGACAGATACACAGTAGATGTCCTTGATACCAAGTGCCTTAAACTCAGCAAAGTTCTTTTCGAAACCAGGTAACTGGTAGGTCGAACATGTTGGAGTAAAGGCACCAGGAAGAGAGAACAGAACTACACGTTTACCAGCGAAGTAATCATAGGTTGTCTTATCTTCCCAACGGAATGGGTTAGGACCTTCAATCGAGTCATCGCGGACACGGGTCTTGAAGACTACTGCAGGAACAATCTCAGGTAGTTCCTGATCGCTGGCTTCATCGTCCCACTCCCGCTTAAATTTAAACTTCTCTGCCATTATACCACAGCTACCTGCGCATCAAAGTCATTAAGAATGAGGAGCTTGTTAAACTGGCGAACAACTTCATCAAGGTCACTGGTGGTAAACGCAATGGTTACATCACGAGGGTCTTCTTCTGCATCATAAGGAATGCGGGCATTAAATGTGAATTCAAACTTAGTCATATTATTTCTCCTTAAATAGAGGACGCAGGGTCCATTGCAATGTAATAAACGAGTTCGCGACCCTTGCTCTTAAACTCCATGGCGCGCTTCTTACCAAGCGTGACAGTGTAGTTATCAGAGAGGACTTTGAGGTTCTCGGTCTTCACTCGGCAATCAAACACAGGAGCGGGGTCGGTGCTGATAGTCTTAGTGTAGGAGTTTGCCGATGAATTAGTGGGGTCGCCAACCTTGAGTTGAACCTGGGCGCCATCCGATACAATGCTGATGATTGGTGCCGAGGTGATTGATGCGGCGCGGAGAATCATGCTGATTGCATCCGCAGAAAGATCGAACGACCACACAGGTTCAATCTCAAGGTTTTTGTCGGGAGCAGCGGTCACGGTGCCAGGATCGGAATAGAAGTATTCAAACTTCGAGCCGTCCTTACTAACCTTGATGCTAGTCTCGCCAAAATCTACGTCCTGATCTTCCATAAGGGTCAGAAGTGCCAGAAGGCTGTTCAGATCATAGACGGCAATTTCACGCGGAAAGGTTTCAGTAACCGTGGCACGTGAAAAGATGTTCTTCCCAGGACTTACGGTACCAATCACATTACCCTGCCGAAACAGAATATTGGTATTGATACCAGCGTAGTTCTTTAGAAGTGAAAGTGTTTCATTAGAAATTTTCATAATATATTAACCTTTTTTCTTGTTGGTCTTATTACCAGTATTTGTTATAACAGAAATTGTGTCGTTTGTCAAGAGAGAACTGGTGCCCATGTTGTAATTATTCCAGTCTGGAACAATAGTATCGTTAAGGTTTAGCGTAATAGTATCATAACCATTTGGATGAGCAGACAAAGTTGTAGTAGACAAGGCTGTAGCAAGAGCAGGTTTTAGGTTGACATCCTCGTAAAGTCCTGCTAGACTAGGCTGTTGTGCCTTATCATGAACATGCAATGCAATGATGGCATAGTGAATGACCTTCATGAGGTCCTTGCGCCAGTCTTCGGGAGTTCCCTTATGACCGTATCGCTGGGCATACTTCATGATGTTTCCAACCGTGAAGCCTACACCATGTCCACCATCAATGATAAACTCGGTAGCTTGGTACTTGTTCTGCGAATAGTGCTGCCCATAAGTGGCATTCACATACTCGGTAACCTGCCGAAGCAGGTCACCTTCGTTATACTTATATTTAATTGTCATACTATCTCCTTAGAAAGGTGTTTCTTCAAAAAATGCGTCTTCATTGACGTTATCGGTAGGGCCAGTATCAATCTTGGCATCAACCTTGGTGTAGAGGTCGAGGAATGCTGACTTGGTATCAGCATCAAAGCGGTTAACGCAGAGTTCGACTGCCTTCTGGCGAGACTTGAACATGGCGAAGGCATTGACAATGTGTTCCAGACGGCGAGTCGAAATCAGGTCGTCAATGCCACCATCGTAAAAAGTCTTACGGATGATTTCAGCCCAAGTAACAAGGTTGTCGGCGAATTCTTCATCAATCGCGCCAGCCTTTTCCATCTTGTTCATGACAATCTTCTTTTCGACCTTAGCCGATGGGTATTCTTGTTCGACTGTGATGGCGAAACGCTCAAGGAAGGCATCATCAAGAATCTGAGCCGAGATGAACTTGCCGTCATCGGAACCACGACCCTTGGTGTTAGCAGTTGCAACCACGTTGAAGCCCTTGGCGGGGAAGACAGTCTCGCCAGTCTTCTTATTGAAGTATGGCTTGCCTTCAAGAATGGCCTGGATGCACATCAACTTGTTCGAACCGCGGTCGATTTCATCAAGAATAAGAATTGCCCCACGCTTCATGGCAGTCAGAACAGGACCTTCGCGGTACACTACGTTACCATCGACAAGGGTGTTGCCACCAATCAGGTCGTCTTCATCGGTTTCTACCGAGATGTTGACGCGGAGACATTCGCGCTTCAACTTGGCGCAAGCCTGTTCAATCATTGTGGTCTTACCGTTACCAGACAGGCCAGAGATGAACGTGGGATAGAAGGCTTCTGCCTTGAGAACCTTAATCAGGTCGGTGTAAAAGCCAAACGGAACGTAGGTCGCATCAAGACGGGGAACCAGATTGTCAATGATTACCTCTAGCTTAGGCTGCATCACCGTCTTAGCAACGGGCTTCGAGATAATCTCAGCAACTGGCTGAGGCATCACGGGTGCAGGCTTGGCAGTCACGCCAACCATTGCAGCAGACAAATCGTAAACGCCACGAGAAACCACATTGTCCTTTGACAGGAGCCAGTTCAACTTCTCAATACCCATGGGGTGGGCGACGGCAAAAACATCTTTCTTGCGGAAAATACCACCATTCGTATCAGCGGCACGAAGGGCGGCAAGCAGGTCTTCACGGGTACTAATCATAATAAAATCACCTTTTCACAAACAAACATCATCAATCACATTATTTACTATAGTCGATTCGCGACCAAATGTCAAGTGTTTTTTACGCCACAGCCTCAACCATTTTTGTAAGAATTACACGACCAATAGATTTCTTATCCTGAAACGCCTTGAACGCCTTGGTCAGTTCTTTCTTATCGTTGGAGTCCACAGTCAGAGTGTCTTCTGAAATTTGCAGACTACTGCCAGCTTTAATCAGAAACTGGTCATCAAAGCCGTTGCTGTCCTTGAGAAGTGCCGCACCTTCCTTCTTGAAAGCCTTGCGGGTCGCATCACTGACTGTGCCAGGGACGAGCGAACGAGCCAAGAAATACTTGAGGTCATAAGAACCCATCAGGTAAAAGTTAATCATCCGCGAACCAGTGGTTTCACGATACAGTTCAAGAAGAGCCTTACAGTAAGACCGGCTGCGGTAGCTAACACCGTCATATTGCTGCGAAAAGGTGCGACGAGTCTTAGAGTCAACAATAGCTAGGTTCTTACGGTGATAATCATTATGATTATGACCAACAGTTTCGAAGTTGCAATCACCTTCACCATCGGTCAAGAATACCGACGAAAGAACTTCAACGCGATTGCGGTTCTTGAAATCTTCGGCGATGTAACGGCCAAGCAGAATGGCTTCTTCTAGCGGAGTGCTGCCAAGACCAAAAGAATTGGCAGCGGTACCGTCTAGATAAAGGTCATGATAGCTACGATTATAAGACTGGCCAAGAGCAAGAATATTTGCCATCTGGGTCTTGAACTTACCACCAGAAACGCCGGTAGCCACCAACTGGAGCATACGGAAACTGGGGTCAGAAATCATCAGGTTGTTAGGGTCAGACAAGTTATTACGGCTGCGCACTGTATCGAAATACGTTTGTGGTGCGCTAGAGTTCGTAATGAAACCGTAAACTTCAAACGGAATGCGAACTTTCTGGCAGAACGAAGCCAGTAGAACCAGCTGCTCCATGGTACCAGACATGTTGGAAGACATGCTGCCCGACATATCAAGGTACAGAAGCATGCCGTGGTTCTGACCGTTAGGAACAACCGTGTTCTGTAAGAACAGGTCTTCTGTAATCTTGTAAGCCCACACTTTGTCCATGTTGATGCGGCCAGTCTTGGAAGTCTGGGCGCGCATAAGCGACTTGGCTTTTTTCTTACGTTCAAAGTCCTGTGCCATTGAACTAAGGTACTTGCTGTTCTTGGCAAGAAACTCCTTGTAGAGTTCCATCTTGACTTGTTCGGCAGTCTTGCCTGCTCGGTATGCGGCGCCACCAACAGAGAACTTCAACATCTTTTCGACGGTGTTAATACCGACAATAAAATCAGCCGGGTTCAGAATAGGGAGCTTGGCATAAAACGTCTCACGGGCGTTTGCATCAAGCAGGCTGTCTTCATTCCGACGAAAGTTCTCATCGGTGAACGAAGTCGGCTCAGGGCTTTCTTCTGTATCATCGGACTCACTGTCACCAGACGAACCGTCTTCTTTCTCTTCTGACTTTTCTTCTGACTTTTCTTCGGTATCATCGGACGATGAAGACTTAGGTTCTTCTGTTTCGTCTTCTGATTTCTGACCCGTAGAGGAAGGCGTCTGTGGCTTTTCCTTGTCATCTGAGTTGTCCGAATTAGGAACTTCAACGTAGTCTGCACTCGGATCGAATTCACCGTCACCATCTTCCATGATATCACCAAGGGCGTTCATGAATTGTTCGAAGTCAAGTTCCTCGGTTGAATTTTCGGCACGTTCATAGAGTTCGCTAGCCAGCGCTACCACATCTTCCCAGGTGTCGAGGCTGTCAAGACGATTGACAATCGCTTGTTCTTCGTCCGAGAACTTGACGTTCAAAAACGAACCGACCTTGGCGTGAAGGTTGATGCGGTCAATGAACTTTAGCTTATTGACATCCATACCTTCGACACCGAAGAAATTCTTTTCGAAGAGTTCTTGGTAACCATTGTAGAACGACCGACGAAGACCGGGGTAACGGTTCTTCATCTTGCGTTCGATACGAGCATCTTCAATGATGTTGAGGAAAGACTTGAAGCCCACACCCTTCTCAGAGATGCTGGAGTGCCAGCCGTCAGCAGGCGTTTCAAGAGCGTGACCGACTTCATGGCCGATTAGCAGGTCATAAAGGTCAGCCGAAGTCTCTTTGAAGATCGGCAGCACGACCGTGCGGGTCTCCAGATTGAAGTAAGCGGTACTTGTCTTCTGGTGTTCTACATGGATATTTTCTGTCGCCAACAACTTGGCGAGAATCGACTTTTCAGCAAACTGGGACATCACAAAACCTCATCAATCAATCATATAATTTACTATAGTCGATTCGCGACCAAATGTCAAGCGATTCTTTTAGAAACAACGGCGCTCACGGCGAATATATCGATTGCCGTAGTAGTCATATTCAGTAACTTCTGTGGTACGGCAGTTACGGTCGCGGCGATAATATGCATCACGGTTGCGATAGTGATATTCATACTCGCGGTCATAAACTTCGCGCTCAACTTCCTCGTCGCGGCTATTGTTGTTTTTAATAGCAGCACCAAGAATAAATGCGCCTAGACCGATAGCAATAGCTTCGCCGGTATTAATATGATTGCCGCGCTTGCGCTCGTGGCGTTCAGTGCGGTGTTCACCACGACCCTTGGCTTCTGCTACCACAGGAGTAGCAAGAACACTGACCGCAATAATACTAGAAATAACAGACTTAAACATAATCATTCTCCTTATATTATTAGTATACACGAATCGATGGTAATGTCAAGTTAAAAACGTGTCATTGACCCATCGGCATGAGCCAAAAATGGCTCAAACTTAATGTTGGGATATTCATCTGCCAAATCTTTGAACATCTGGAGATTGGAAACAGCATCATCAAAGAGACGAGCGCGAGTAAATTTACCAGTATCAAGGTATTGTTTAATAAAGATTTTCTTGGCTGGAGCAGACGGCATAGCGCCTAGATTGCCAGCACGGTGAACATGTATATCATCAATATCGATACCTTGTTGACGAAAGGTATCTAGAAAAATATCACGGTCATCAAAATCTGACCGAGCGGTAATGACAATCATCTTACTGCCACGGGCCTTAATATTTTTATGCATTGCAATCAATTTGCGAATCGCTTTAGCGATAGGTTCGCTGGTGTCACGAAAATGCCGGGCGTCCCTAAACTCGCTAAAGTCAAAGGATTCACCCGGCTGTAAATTATATGTATTGTATTGCTTGTTACCCAGTGTCTTGATTATCTTACCGCCTTTGACGATATGGACACGGGCTTTGGTACGGAACAATGTCTCGTCAATATCCCAGATAGTTAATCCGGCACTGTCTTGCGACTCACTTATAAACTCTTTAAAACCAATCATATTTATATACTACTCGATTCGTGAGTGAATGTCAAGTAGTATTTATACAGGCGGGGCTTTCTTTCGAGTTTTCTTGGGCTTTGGAGCCTCTTCTTCCGCGTCTGCTTCGATACGGTTCTTCAAACGCTTGGCAACTTCTTCCGCATCAAGCCAGATGTCCTTGTTATCAAGCATAGACTTAATTTCTTCTGGCGTCAGGAAGTCTTTATAGAAAGAAGCAAACAACTTCTCAGACCATGCACGGAAGTGTGTGATTTGGTCATACATTTCGCCGCCCTTACCAATGGTGCCACTTGAATAGTTGTGGAACATGAACATGGTATGGTCAGATAGTTCAAAGCGATCCGCACTAAGGAAGATAAGAGTTGCAGCCGACATACAGATGCCTTCTACCGAACAAACGATAGTAGCATTTGATTCTTGAATTGCTCTTACTATCTGGAGAGCGGCAAACAGGTCGCCACCTTCACTGTTGATACGAATGTAGATAGTATCTGTCTCGCCAGCCGCTCGAAATAACTGGAACCATTCTACATATTCTTCGGCGGCTTTAATTTCGCCGCACAGATATAGATTTACGACAGTAGCTACAGGTTGCGCAAAGTATCTAGCCTTAGAAGGACCATCAAACTCGTTCATAGAATCTTGTGATTGCGGTGATCTTTTCAATTTGGTTATCAATTATGGGTGTCCTATTCGGCCAGTGGATGTATTCCTTTTCAGGATTTTTCATCAGGTTATACATTAAAGGTAAAATTAAGTCTTCTACCTGCTTCAACTTTTCAGAAACTTCCATTTCGACCAGTCGCTTATGTTCTGAGATAAGTGTTGACTGGTCTACATTAAGAAGTCTAGCTTCTAGGTCATATAGTTTGGCCATAATCTCATCTTTAAGATCGCTGGCACCTATATCGTCGTTAGGATTATATGGTTCTCGAACGTGAACCACAGTTTCGGTTGGGTCTTCGAATGTAAATCCGAAATCATAGGTTGTGTTGGACATATTTTCTAGTATACCTTTCGTGGGGATAAAATATATTCATTTCAACATTTTCCAAAAATTAAAAGCCATGGAGACTCTTTCGCCATCACCTTCGTTCGGTAAAACCCGATGCATCAAATCATCAGGAAATAATAATAACAACCCAGCATATGGTTTAATCTGAAAGATTTCTTTTTTAATCTCATACTCAAAATGACCAGCATTTTCTGGAACTTGGAGATAAAGAACTCCACACATCTCATCTGTGGCACCCCTATCGTGATGGTGCCACTCATTATAATCGCTACCAGTATTGATATTATACCAGCAAGTTATATCTCCAGTAACACCCGCTACAGCTTGAACATTATCTATAACTGATTCTGCCCAGGAATAAGTTTTTCTATTACAACGTTCACTGTGCCATCCACCTTTATTACTTCGTTTAACAGACTTGGTTATGCCACGCAATGCTAAAACATTATCGGTGAAATTTTCTGGTAAAGTAAGTTGAACCAATCGCATAGTCATAAAAATAATTAGTCAACTGTAAATTCAAAGGTTGTTTTGGACATATTTTCTAATATACCTTTTTGCTCGTTTTTCTAGTGACTTCATAGCCATCTTCATTTTCATTTCAGAAGCATGGTCAGAGAAATTCAACCCAAGCATATGATCATATTCATGCTGAAAAATTCTGGCGGGTAATCCCGTGAACTCTTCTACTATATATTCACCTTCTACGTTCTGATATGAGGCAGTGATTGCGGCTGGGCGTTTGATAGAAAGCCATAGACCTGGATAACTTAGACAGCCTTCTTTAGCAAGATTAGTTTCGGGTGACCATGAAACAATCTTGGGGTTAAAAATATTCTTGCGATTATCATCATCTGAACCCATTACAAAAACTTTAGCATCGATTCCCACCTGATTTGCAGACAGTCCTAGACCTCGAAGGTCACGAGATTTTGTCCATAGCTTATCAACCAGATCGTTTGCGTCACCAGCATCAAAGTCAAATGCAGACGGCTCTTTGCGAAGCTGCGGATCAGTAAACTTAATTAATTCCATTATACCACCATTTCACTATAGTTATTTTTCTTTTCAAACTTAATTAGACTGCGGAACTTATCAAACAGTTGGTCGCCCTTATGACTGATAACAAATACATTAGTATCTTCACCCAATGTATCAAGTAGAGACATAATATAATCTGTCCCATTGTTGTCTAGTGAACTATCAAATACTTCGTCCAGGATTAGAAGATTGGTAGCTACACTGTTCTTCATCTTAGCGATTGTTCGCCACGTAAAGAGAAGAGCCAGGTCGATGCGTTGCTTTTCGCCTTCAGAGAAGGATGCGTAACTGAAATCGTCACGATGGCGAGACTTAATCGTTTCATCAAACTTCTCACCAAGATTAAACTGCACAAAGAA